CCGAGCAAGGCTTAGTCACGACTGATCGCGTTCTAAGCATCACGCGAGCAACGTTGACGCTACGCGGCCTAGACGTAGCACAAGGGCAGGCATCAGTGCCTGGCGTAAAGCGGCCCAGCCCGAAAGCCTGATATGACAGGGCGTAAAAGTTCAATTACTCGTCTGCCGCTGCCCGTGAAGCGAGCGATCGACGAGGCGCTCAAAACCGGACGATTTACGCTTGATGAGCTGCGTGCCTCAATTACCGCCGAGTTTGGCCCCGAGGTTGTGCCCAGCCGGTCATCACTAGGCCGCTATAGCCAGCGATTTGAAGAAATCGGCAAGCGAATGCGCGAGAGCCGAGAGGTAGCACAGGTATGGGCCGATCGCTTAGGACACGAGCCACAGGGCGACATCGGCAAGCTGGTCATGGATCTGCTGCGCACAATGGCCTTCGATGCAACGCTGGCGATGAGCGAGGAAGGCGAAGACGGTGAAGGAAAGGCAGTTAGCCCGAAAGAAATTAATGCATTAGCGCTAGCGATGCATCGGCTCGAAACGGCCGGTCGCCACAACTTGGAACGCGAGCAGGCGATGCGTAAAGCGGCGTTTGAGGAGGCCGCAAAAGTGGCTAGCACGGCCGCGAAGAAGAAAGGCATGACACCAGAGCTGGTTGAAAGCATTAAGGCCTCGATACTTGGGATAGCGCAATGATCGACACCAACGATATGCAGCCCAAACCAATCCCAGCTGTGTTAATGGAATTTCAGGCACGCTGGGTCGATGACTCGGCGGATGTGGCGATCTGGGAGAAGAGCCGGCGCGTCGGCGCCAGCTGGTGTACTGCGTCGTTAGCAGATCTTGAATCCGCGGTTCAGGGTGGACAGGACACGCTATACATCGGCTATAGCCAAGACATGACCCGGGAATTCATCGACGATTGCGCGATGTGGGCACAAGCATTTGGCCAAGTGGCGGGATCAGTCGAAGAATTTGTTTTCGACGATCACAAAGAGAACGGTGAGAAAACCTCAATTAAGGCATTCCGTATCGACTTCGCCAGCGGAAATAAGATTCTCGCGCTCAGCAGCCGGCCGCGTTCTATACGCGGCAAGCAAGGCCTGGTAATCATCGACGAAGCTGCATTTCACGATGATCTCCCTGGCCTTCTTAAAGCGGCACTTGCCTTGCTGATCTGGGGTGGCAAAGTGCGCGTTCTCAGCTCGCACAACGGTGATTCGAACCCGTTCAATGAGCTCGTCTTAGCGATCCGAGCGGGAAAGCTACCGTATAGCCTCCATCGCACGACGATCGACGATGCACTCGCCGATGGCCTCTACCAACGCGTGTGCTTAAAGACCGGCAAACAATGGTCTGAAGAGGCGCAGAAAAAGTGGCGTGCTGACCTGTTTGCGCGCTACCGCGGTAACGCGGACGAGGAGCTGCTGTGTATTCCGAGCCAGGGAACCGGAATCTGGCTGCCAAGAGCGTTAATTGAGGCTCGGATGACAGGCGGTAAAGTGATCCGCTACCGCGGTTCAGCGAACATGGCGCTGTGGCCTGAGCACTTGATGAAGGCCGAGATCGAGCACTTTTGTCATACCCAGATCCAGCCACAGCTCGACCAGCTTGATCCGCTACAGCGCTCCGCACTTGGTCAGGACTTTGGCCGACACGTGGACTTGTCGGTGATCGTGCCGATGCAGATTTCGGCGGTTCTTAAGCGTCGTGTGCCGTTCATCGTTGAGCTGTCAAACGTGCCGTACAAGGCTCAAGAGCTGATCCTGTTCTATGTAATTGACGGCATGCCGCGAATGAGCGGAGTAAAGCTCGATGCCGGCGGAAATGGTGACTATCTGGCTGAGCAGGCGCAGAACCGCTATGGAGCGGCAGTAGTTGAAAAAGTGGTGTTTGCCGAGACGTGGTATCGAGAGAACACCGCGCCGATGAAGTCAGACCTTGAAGACGACTTGCTGAGTCTCGTGAAGGATGACGAGGTAGCCAGTGATCTCGCTACTTTCCGCATGGTGCGCGGTGTGCCACGCGTGCCGGACTTGCGTGTGGCGTCCGAAGGTGGCGGTAAGCGCCACGGCGATGCGGGTATTGCAATCTTGCTTGCGCATGCCGCAAGTCGATCTAACTACGTGCCGATGGAGTTTGAATCTAGCGGCGAACTGCGCGCCAGCTACGGCATGTCTGATTATTTTGGAGAGACTTATGGCTGATGCAACGGCACTCGACAACACCGTAGTGGATGACACTAACAAGCCTGTCACCGACGAGATCGCAACTGCGGTTAAAAACTTCTTTGAACCGGTTTATAACCATCTGTTAAGCCCAAACGACGACACACTCGTAAGCCGAGGTGGCGGAAAGGGCTTGCGTATTTATGACGAAATTGAGCGTGACCCGCATGCGTTTTCGGTATTGCAGAAACGCAAGCTAGCGCTGATTTCTCGTGAATGGGATGTTATGCCGGGCGGAAAGCGGGCGATTGATAAAGCGGCGGCTGAGACTGTGAAACGACAGTTGCTGGCGATGCCATTTGATGGCGTCTGTGTCGGCCTGATGGACGCCATCCTAAAAGGCTTCAGTGTTGGCGAGGTGATTTGGGAGATCGTTGGCGGAGAGATTATTGCCAGGGATATACGCGCGCGCTCTCAGCGTCGGTTTGTCTTTGATGTCGAATCCCGACTACGCATGTTGACGCAGCACGATTCGGTATACGGCATTGCACTGCCTGCGCGGAAATTCCTGGTTCATCGTTACGGCGCGAAAGACGGAAATCCATATGGCTTAGGGTTAGGAACACGGTTGTTTTGGCCGGTGTTCTTCAAGCGTAAGGGCATCCAATTTTGGCTGACCTTTGCAGATAAATTCGGCAACCCTACGCTAGTAGGGAAATATCCTGTTGGCGCAAGCGATACATCGAAGCGAACATTGCGAGCGGCGTTACAAGCAATTTCGCAAGAATCTATGGTCAGTCTTCCAACCGGCTTTGAAATATCCCTGCTGGAAGCTCAGCGCAGTGGATCGGTTACGACCTACGAAAGCCTTTGCCGATATTTGGACGAGGAAATCAGCAAAGCCGTGCTCGGTGAAACTATGAGCACATCTGGCCACGGCTCTGGTGGTTTGGGTAGTAATCAGGCCAGCGTGCAGAATGCGGTGCGGTTGGAAATCGTGAAAGCTGATGCTGATCTGCTCAGCAGTTCGTTCCAACCGTTATGTCACTGGGTGACTCAATATAACCATCCAGGCGCTGCCACTCCGCGCGTGACATGGGATGTTTCCGAGCCGGCCGATGTGTTGAACCGGGCGCAAGCTGATCAAATTGTGTTCAACATGGGTTTTCAGCCTGATCTGGGTTATATCCAGTCAACATATGGCAGCGGTTGGACGGTGCGAGCGATTGCTCCGCCCCTAAGCCAATCGACTACGGGCGTGCAATTTGCCGCACCGATGTCGAACGGCGACCGTATTAATACCTATCAAACACAATTGGCGACAGCTAGCGATTCGACGATTTTGGCCTGGGCGGCTGTGGTGCGAAAGCTGGTCGACCAGGCGTTGGATTTAAATGATCTGCGCGACAAACTGATTCAGGCGTATCCGCAGCTCTCACTCAATGAACTGGCGCAAGGCATGGAGGCGGCGTTTACTGCGGCGCAACTGGCTGGGCGCTACGACATCTTGCAGCAGGCTGGCGCGTAATGGCGACGGAGTTCCAATTCCAACAGCAGATTGATTTCTTCCTTCAGAAAATAAATCTGCCGACGTTGCGTTATACCGATATTCAGCATGATGAGCATGACCGGGCATTTGTTGTTGCCGGAGCAACGCGGGATGCCTTACTTAGAGATTTCCGGGCAGCCGTCGATAAGGCCATCGCCGATGGCACTACATTGGAAGCATTCCGTAAAGACTTCGATCAAATTGTCGAAACGCATGGTTGGACTTATAACGGTGGCCGCAACTGGCGCTCGCGCGTAATTTACGATACTAATCTCCGCACTAGCTACGCGGCAGGCCGCTATGCGCAGATTCAGGACGTGAAAGCCACAAGGCCGTTTGTGCGCTATAGGCACAACGATGCGGTGGCGCATGCCCGACCATTGCATGAGTCTTGGGATGGACTAGTTCTACCGATTGACAGTCCGTGGATAAAAACACATTGGCCGCCCAACGGTTGGGGGTGCCGTTGCTTCATTGAATCGCTGAGTCAGGCGGATTTAGATCGGCTGGGTAAGGCAGGGCCAGATGCGCCGCCGCCATCGAATGATTCTGATGTCGTGCTGGGCACGCAAAGCGGTAATCCTCGGGTGTTTCGTACCCCGGAAGGGGTGGATCCAGGTTTTGGCTATACGCCAGGACGCAGCTTATTTTCTGGTTCAGTGCCTGCCGCGTCTACAGGCACGACGTTACTGCCGATATTGCCTATGGCTGAAGTAAGTGTCAGGCCACTTCCGGGGCCGCGCTCGGCTAGCGCCTCACGTGTGCTGCCCTCCACGTTGACTGACCAAGCCTATATTGACGCGTTCTTAAATGAATTTGGCGCATCGGTAACGAATCCTTCAGTTAGGATTACTGATAGCGCGGGCGATATTTTGTCGATCTCAGACCAGCTTTTTGCTACGCCGGCTGGCTTGAAAATCGCACAGCCTGACCTCGGCAAAAATATTCTTTTGCTAGCCGATACGATCCGGAGTCCTGACGAAATATGGGTGGCTTTTGACGCTGCTGGTATTCGACGACGATACGTTGCCAGATGGGTGATCGATGGCGATCAACAGCCCACTCTCGTTGTGTTTGATATGTCACGTGGTGATTGGTCTGCGGTATTTGCGCGCACTGAAGATGATGCTGTAAAGCTGGCAAAAGCCGCCCGTCAAGGCCTGCAGATTTATATGAGAGGGCGGTAATGGCTGCGCGCATCATCGTTGAAGACGCAGAGCTGCAGGCTGGATTGAGAAAATTATCCAGCCGGCTTACCGCGCTGAAGCCATTTTTCTCGGACGTTGGCGAGATATTGCTGAATTCTACGCGTGACCGATTTTCCAGCGAGACTAGCCCAGGCGGTGAAAAATGGGCGCCGCTGTCGAAGCAATATGCCAGCTGGAAAAGAAAAAAGGGGCGATCAACAAAGCTGTTGCAGCTACGCGGGTATCTGTTTGGCTCGCTGACTTATCAGGCCGGTCAGAATAACGTCGAAGTGGGATCCAACCGTAAATACGCAGCAATACATCAGTTTGGCGGCACGGTTAAGATTCCAGGTCGAACTAGTGCTGTTCGACTTCGAACCACTGCCAAAGGCGATTTACTGCGCAACGGCAATCTCGCCGTTTTCGCCAAGGCTCGGCATAAGCGAGTCACAACGCGAGAATTTAGCCACAACGGGTATGCCGTAAAAATTCCTGCTCGACCGTTCTTAGGAGTATCTGCGGCCGATAAAATCGCGATTCAAACCCGCCTTCAAGCGTATTTGATCGGCTTATAACGTTTATTTAAACCGTATTTTTCCTTAATTAAGCAAATT